CTCTTTCTGCCGATCAGCTTTTTGGTTGCGGAGGCTTGAACGAGGCTCCCGAAGCTAACAACATTTGAATTTATGTTCCAGCTTGTGCCATTATTAGTAACGCTGATGTCGCCTTTTACTCCTTCAGATACAAGTTGCCCTGTTCCTTCATTTGTGCTGGCAATAAAAATGTCATTTACGTCTGGTGTGTATCCAGCAGGAACATAGCAAAATGAAAATGTTCCGCCGACAACTGATCCCGGTTGCCCGTTAGTCCCATTCCCACCTGCGCCAGCCCCTCCGTCAGAACCACCTGCGCCACCTTCTCCATAGGCTCCAGCCACGCACGCAAAGGATGCTAGGTAGCAATACCACAGATCGAATTCTGGGCTATTTCCACCGTTCCCGCCATCGCTTCCAGCTCCCCCTTGGACTTCCGTGGTCCCAGATTCCCCAACTCCTCCCGCCCCTCCGTCGCCACCTGATAGGGATAGCGACAAAGCTACGGTTCCATCAGATTGAAGAATCAATTTTGAAGGTTGAGTTCCGTTTCCACCCGCCGTCATAAACGGAGTCGTGGACCCAACCGCTCCGTCGATCCCGCTCCAGTTTATCGATAGATCGCAAAATTCTTTTCCGATACCTTGAACAAAGACACTTTCTTCAAGGACAGAAACAACGTCAGACTCGTGCGTTATCGAAAAGCTACCCGCCCCAAACTCAAACTTCCTTGCCCCATCATCCCACGCCGCTTGTGCGGTCAGGTATGGAAGCGATGGGTTGCCAATAACCCCTGTCGAATCGTTGCCTGTCGAGCGGACATAGGCAAAGCCCGTTCCGGTAATGCTTGCGCCACCTCCACCTGCCGCCGCTTCCCATGCCGCGCCCCCTGCCCCGTCTGCCGTCAAAACGTAGTTATCGAATGCTGCACCAGATCCGAAATCGGCGGCGTTGATCGCGCCTAGGGAGGTTTGCCCAGTTCCTCCGTTATCGACAGGAAGCGTTCCCGTAACGTGCGCGGAGGCCGAGGTTAGGTTGATCTGGTTGCGAGTAATTACTTGGTTCGCAAGCGTCAAATAAGCAGGTGTTCCTGCAAGCGTGACATCGCCCGAGTTGCTACCTGACAACGATCCTGTAACGCCATCGGCAATCGTGATGCCGCTGTTCTGAATGAGCTTCCCGGTCGTCAGATTGTAGCGAGCAATGGCATTGTCGGTTGCGCTGGCGGGTCCGACAACATCGCCCGTTCCGCCTCCACCAGAGACGGCTACGGAGACCGAGACGGCTCCGCTGGAAATGTTAACGTCGATGGAAGGCGAGGCCACCACGGCGCTGGAATCGGCAATGTCGGATCCTGCCGAGACCCAATCTGCTTGGCCTTGGAGCCGAAGGAGAACGTCGCTTCCTTCGCTGGCAGAAATGTCAACCCAGTATTCAGTCTCTCCTTTTGCTTGAACATTTGCCAGCGTCCACCCACCAGCAAACGCTGGGACAGTTTCGTCGTCGGTGGCAATGTCAAGAGTAACGACTTGGCTCGCGATGGTGAGATTCGACTCGCCCGAATCGGTTCCGAAGACACGTCGAACCGTGCCTGATCTTGAGCGCATTCCGAAGGTGACGAATTTGCCCGTCATCGAAAACTCCGCGCCGATGGTTAGCGTCAACCGAAAAGGCGCTCCCTCGGCAAAGTAGAATTTAGGCAGATCGGCAACGCCGGAAATGACGGGAGAGTCGGGCATAGCGATGACTCCACAAAATGAGCGGGATTTTCAACTTGATTTTGAGGCTTGTTTTGTAGAGGCGTCCGTCATGTTGAGATTGCGCTACGACCACGAAGGCCGAGTCACCGGGATGCCTGATTCCATTCGCCCCGGCGACCACCTGACCGTTGAGCTGATCGCGCATCAACTTGACCTGTCCGAAAACGACGATTTGAGCCTGTCGCTCGCGTTGGAAAAGCCGGTTCCGATCTCAACCGGGGATTGGACGATTATTTGGGGAGGCGATTCGGTCGAGCTTCCCGCCTCTGGCATTGACGCGCATCTTCTCGGCATCGCCATCAATCGTCTCTCTGCCATCGCCTCGGCGGGAGGCGTCGATGTGACGGGCGGTGACGGCATCTTTTCCGTTACTTTTCGCAGCAATGGAGCGCGAGCAGACTTTTCAATCGCGCATTCCGCCCTCGGCACGATGACAAATCGGGCGCTGACGTTGATTGCCGGCGGTGCGTCAAATGTTGAGACCGTCGAGATTGACCTGACGCTCCAAACGCTTGTCGAATCAACGACCGCAACTGACATTGCAGAGGCGACCGTCACCGTTTCCAACGTGGCGACCGGGACCATTAGCGTGGCACAGCATGACCGCATTACTTTTTCTCGTTTGCCTGACGCTGGCAAGTTCCAGATCCGCACGGCCTCCGACACTGGCACTATGTGGCTGGCTGCAAATGTCTCAAGCTATCAAGTCGAAACTGCCATTGAGGACATCGAACCGGGCGAGTTCATCGTTTCGCGAAATGTGACCGGGGAAGAAATAAAGTTCGACCTCCGCCGAACCAGCGTTGGCGTGAATGCCGCCCCCACCGTCTCTGAGACGTTTATCGGACCCGTGGGCGTGACCATGGCGCTGGACACTTCAAACGTCCTAAAACTGCTCCACGCCGCAGGAATGACGCTTCCAGTTTCGGCGCTTTTGACCTTTGTGCGGGACGATGAAACCCAGTTTTGGCAACGGGTTGAACTTGTTCCGACTTTGCAGAGTCACGGTCAACCCGTTTGAGAATTGAGGCAACATGAGTGAGGCGGCACTGGATCGATTTTTTCGAGGGACGCAACGTCACCTAGAGCGTGCGTTTCGTTTTCAAAGGACAATGACCGCGCCGGAGTGGTCCGAAAAAATTCGACGAATGGAAGGCGGGAGGAGGTTCCGCTTTGATTTCGCGCCGTATCAGCGGGAAATGATGGAAGCGCCCTATGATCCGCGCGTTCAGATGACGGTTTACATGCTCGCAAGCCGGATGGGCAAAACCGAAGTCGTCATGAACCAGATCGGGCATTCGATTTCTGAAGCGCCTCGCCGCGTCCTCGTCATGTATCCGACGATTTCGCAGACCGAGAAATGGAGCAAGGAGACGTTGATGTGCGAGCTAGTCAATCCAACGCCGGACCTCGCCGATCTGATTGGCGATGATTCTGGACGGCGGAAAAGCGGGAATACGATTTTGCATAAGCTGTTCCCCGGCGGTTTGGTCAACGCATTCGGTTCAAATGCTCCAGGTGAAATGCGGAGAGCAAAGGGAAATTTCCTTTTCGCCGACGAGATCGACGCCATCGAATCGACCGAAAGCGACGAAGGCGACCCACTAGAGATTTTCTGGGTTCGCGGCTCTGAGTATTCGGACACAATCAAGATCGCGGCCAGTTACCCGAGTGTTAAGGGCAAAAGCAAGATCGAGGCGTTGATGCTGCAAAGCGATTGGCGGGTTTGGATTGCGCCATGCCCCCATTGCAAAAAGGAGTTTGTCCTTCATCGCCGCCAGTTGCGCTATGACCGAAACAAACCAGAGAATGCTTGGATTGAATGCCCAGAAAGCGAATGTCGCATCACCGATTCGGAGCGCATGGAAATGATTCGGAGCGGCAGATGGCAGGCAACTCGACCGTTCAATGGCATCGCAGGATTCCACGGCTCGCGCATGATGTCGCCTCATCCGCCCCAAAAAGGATTTGCGAGCCATCTTCATTGGGCGGCGGTCGAGGAGATTAAGATTGAAGCGGCAGACAATCGCGAGAAGGCAAAGCGGGTCCTAATAAATACCTTTGACGCCGAAACTTACCAAGCGCCCGAGGAAGAAAAACCGGATCCGGTTGGCCTTGCTCAGGAGTCCTACGATTACCTCGAGCGCGTAACTGAAAACCAGCTCAAAATCCCGGCTGGCGTGCTGGTCGTCACTGGCGGGTGCGACGTTCAAGGCGACCGATTGGAATTTGAGTTTGTCGGGCACGGTTGCAACGGGCAAACCTGGGGTCTCGGTTACCATGTTCTCCCCGGCACGACAATGGAGCCGGAGGTTTGGCAAAAGCTAGATGCGTTGCTTCAATCGGAGTTCTTGCACCCATGCGGCAAGGTTCTGCGCGTCGCCTCGGTGTTCATCGATTCCAAATATCGGCAAGCTCACGTTTTGCAATTTGCAAAACCTCGCCAAGCACGGGGCGTGTTTGCCATCTACGGATCAACCATCTTGGGCAAGCCCATCGTTTCCGCACCAAAACGCGAAAAGCGTGGCACGTTTTACGAGATCGGGACGCACGAATGCAAGTCGATGATATACCAGAACGCGGCTTTGCGATACGACAAGCGGAGCAGCGAGTTTCCGCATAACTATATGCACTTTCCCAGCGGTCACGGCTACACGGTCGAGTATTTTCAACGTCTGTTAATTGAGGAAGTCACTCTAAAGAAAGGACAAGACGGGAGTTTTTACGAGTTTTTCGACAAAAAGGACAAGCGAGACCGGAACGAACCGCTTGACGTTCGCGTCTACAACATCGCTGCCGCAAAAAGGCTCGACATTGCGTTCGCAAAAATTGCCAAGAAATACGCTGAATATGCGGCAAAGAACCAACCAGATCGCGGTAAAGAGCGCGAATATAAACTGGATTTTGTCGCCGAATAGGTAAAAGCGCCTTGAAATCGGGCTTTGTTTTGTCGAAGCATCGGCATGGCCTCTTTACCGTCCCGCGCCTTCTGCGGCGAATCGATTGAATTTTCCGCGACTGTATCGTCAGGCGCTACAGGTTCGGCTCATTTTAGGAGCATCGACACGGGCGAGATTGTCTCGGTCGTGCTGTCGGTCTCAGGAACGACCGCGACCGCTACCTATGCGCCAGAAAAGACCGCCAACCTGCCAGCGGGAATCTATGTTGTCGCTCTGACGCTTGAGGTAGCCGGCGCTCGCTCGGTTCAGTCGGTTGGGAACATTACCCTGCAGGCGCCCCCAGATCGCGGACCATTGCCAAGCCATGCTCGAAAGATGGTGAAGGCTTTGGAAGCGCATTTAGAAGGGCGAATTTCTGACGACGAAGGCCGAGGGCTTGAGACCTACACTGTTGGCGGCGTTCCCGTGACGAAAATTACCATGATGGACGCTCGCGAGCTTTTAACGAAATACCGCCGCGACTTGGACACTGAAATCGCCAAGGCTCGCGCTGATGCTGGCCTTTCCAACGGTCGAACCATTTACTCCAAATTTGAATGAAACCCATTCTTTACGGTCCTGACGATAAACCGATCCGCATTCGCAATTTCGATGCGGCAAAAGGCACGCGATACACTAACGACTGGGTAGCCGGGACGGGTCCAGCGGACAATGCCATCAAGCAGGATGCCAAGTCTTTGCGCGACCGTGCGCGGGATTCTGAGCGCAACGATGGCTACATCGAGGGCGCGTTGATGGCGCTGGAATCAAACGTGATTGGCCAGCACGGGATCCGCATGAAATCGCTCGCCCGTCGAGCAGATGCGCGGAGCAAAAAGGGACTTTCCAACAGCGCCGACAACGATGCGAGAGCAAAGGTTGAGTCGGCATGGGAAGACTTCTCCCGCCGTGGGAATTTTGACGTGACGCGCCAGTTTTCCAGAGCAGCATTTGAGCGTCTCGCGTTGCGTTCTGCCGTTCGCGATGGTGGCTTTTTGACGAGGACCGTGGACGGCTTCCCGAAAAACGAGTTTCGCTTTGCCGCGCAGGGCATCGAGATTGACGCCTTGGATCCGCACCACCGGAATGATGCCGCGCGGATTTACATGGGCGTTGAATTTGATGAATGGGATGAGCCGATCCGGTATCACCTACGGAAAATGGACCCGAAAAGTGGTAGGTATACTCGCGAGACGTTTGCCGTCGGATCTGACAACATGATCCACACTTTCCTCGCTCGGCGCATCAACCAAAGCCAAGGCTATTCGTGGCTGGCAAATGCCCTCCTGCGGCTTCGCCATCTTGCCAAGTTCGAGGAGGCCGAGGTGATCGCCGCTCGCATCAGCGCCAACAAACTAGGCTTTTTCAAGCAGACCGGCGAAGCGCAATACACTGGCGACGAGGACGACGATGGGAAGGCCATTGCGCCATCAGCACCGGGCACGTTTGAGACGCTGCCCCATGGCGTCGAGGCCCAGATGATTGATCCGGCACACCCTAATAGTGCCATGCCTGATTTCCGCAAAGCGATCTTGCGCGGCGTCTCTCCCGGCATCTACGTCAACTACAACACTTGGGCGCAGGATCTCGAGGGCGTTTCTTACTCGTCGATTAGGCAGGGCGTCTTGTCAGAGCGTGACATCTACAGGATTCTTCATTCGTGGTTCATCGACACATTTGAGATTCCGCTTTTTGAACGCTGGTTGCGGATGGCGTTGATGACCGGCAAGATTGAAGGCTGCACGCTTCTTGATTACGACCGTCTATCACACGTTGAGTTCATCGGCAGGGCGTGGACGTGGGTTGATCCCGTTGGTGACATCGAGGCCATCGAGCGCGAGATCGCTTTGTCGCTTAACTCTCGCGAACGAGCGGCCAAAGATCGCGGCTTGAACATCGACAAAATCATCGCCGAAAACGAAAACGACAATGCGAAGCTCGAAGCCGCTGGTTTGTCCACGGCGATTGGTAAAGCGCCACCGCCTCCGGGCAACGCTTAAAGCTCGCCCCAGCATTTGCGCGGGACTGCGGAAATGACGCTGAGACAATCCTCTTTTTCCGCCTCGGTCATCTTTGACTTTTTGACGATGGCAGCAATCTCGTCGAAAAGCACGTTTTGAGCCGCCATTAGCTCATCAACGTTGGCAAGCTCGCGCCGTTTTCGCGCATTGTCCATTTCTAGGCCTTCAGCGCGTGCTGTAGCCTCTCGCGTCCTCGCCTCCTCCAATGACATTGCTCCCTCACTGCGAGCCGGTGGATGACGAAGCTGGGCTATTTCGTAGATGTCGTAGAGCTTGGCTCCGTTATCACCGTCCTGGTATTTCAGCCCAAGGTGAGAGGCGCGTTTTTCGACCGTCTCGCGATTCGTGCGAAACATTGATGAGAGCTGCTTAATGGAGAATCGTTGCATTATTTCCCGCTGTGGGCTTGCGCTCGTTTGGAGATCTTGTCCAAAACCCGCTTTCTCATCTTGGCGGCACTTTTATCGACGCCTTCTTGGAGGGCTTTGCTTAAAACTTGGTTGGCATGGTCCATTTCAACGCCTTCAATTGTCAGCTCAAATTTAGGAATTAGGATCGTGCTTTTGTCTGCCGCGCTGGCGTTTTCAATCTTTTTTCTGAGGGCTGAGACTTTCGCGCCCAGATCCTGCGCCATTTTCAGAAACAAGGACTTGCTGTATTTGATCGCGGATATCCGGCGATTGTAGAGGCGCTGGGCTTCCTTTTGGTTGCCTTTGCCTTTTGGAAATCCGGCCTTGGCTGCGAGGGCATTGTAAAGGCCCGTTTTGACGGTGGGAATCGATCCTTTTTTCGCAGCTTTTGCCGATTGATTGGCTTTAAATGCCACGTCGATTGCTGCCGATCTGACGACCGTTGCCACATCGCGCGAAGATTCTTTTTCATATTCCCTCAACGCGGCCATGAATTCGCGGGTATCAACTGATGCGGTGACTTTGTCCATGCCTAAGTAAACCACTCTTCCGCGTGTTCGCCAAGGATCTCGACCATTTTGGCAGAGGCGCTTCTCCCCGGTGGGATGATGTCGCATCCTCGCTCGAAAAGATCGGCGTTGCGTAGTTGCATACCAATGCAAAGCGGAAGCTCGTCAATGTAATATGCCCACGTTTGACCTGGGAGTTTTGCCGCTACGGTTGAGACGTAATCGGCATCACTCCCAATTACTCCCCCACGTTGGAGGTGTCTCGACCGCCAGAGGGAGATTCGACTGCGGCAGAGACCGTCTGGATGTCTTCGCAGATCATGTTGAGTAGCTGCACGGCCTCAATCTCTTCAGAGCCTCCAATGTCGCCGCCTTCCTTGTCCCACCATGCCATCATTTCAATGATTGCCTGATCGCGATTCAGACAGGCGCGAGCGACTCGGGAATCGTCTACGGAGCAGAGCCAGACAACCATGATTGAGTCGAGCGTGATCTGATCCCAGACTCCGTTTTCATCCGGCCTTGCTCGACCAAGGAAAAGCGAGTTGCCCATGCAACGCGCCGCCGTCGAGCGGGATTTGGAAAACGGCTTTAGTGGCTTGCCCTTGAACTGGTAGGATCGACTGCGAGCCGCTACAATGTCAGGCGTGACGCCGGTTTCTTTTTCAATATCATCAATCGTGATTTCGCTCATGCTTCTTTTTTGGTTATTTGACCCATCGTCGGGCTAGTTTCTCAAATTGCGGACCTTTCGGGATAACGAGCGGGAATCCTTCGCGCTCAATCTTGATGGCGGGATTTGCTGCTTTCCAAGCGTCTTTCAGCTCGAGGTAATTGGCAATCCATGCCTTTACCCACGCGAACATCGCAGGCTTCCAGATCGCGTCAAATCGCGCAGCAATCTTGCCGCCATTTCGCTTGCCCTTGGCGTCTCGGATTGTTTGAGGCATATCGGAAAGGATCTGCGCGGCACGCTCCTCCTCGTCGGTGACGGCACGCATTCCGATTGCGAATTTGCCATCGGCGAAAGACTTAATGTGAGCGATGGCGCAATAGACGTGGAGCAGCTCCAAATCGTCTGCGATGCTTTGCCATTCGTCCTCGGACCTCGCGCTAATCATTCGCGCCGGCAGGGCTGCGGCCTCGGTCATGTCTTGCGCCGGATCACGCCAAACCTTTGCAAGAGACAACGGGCCAACGGTTTTGTTGTCGAGGTGAAAGCTAATCGTCCCTGGCTCGTCTGGATCGTAGGAGACGCCTTTTGAGTAGACGTTTGAAATGCCTGGAGTGCCATGCTCTAGCTCAACGCCTGCCGTCACGCACGCCGCGAAGAAGCGCGGACACTGCGTTGGGATGATATTAACTCCCGCCCCTTTTGTTTGGCTCATCCTCAGCTAATATCGCAATACTTCGTGAAGTTGATCGTCGCAGTTGCAAGGGATCCTCGCGACTGACTGATTTCGATGTCATCCATGTAAAACCCGCCCGTGGTCACTCCATAGCCGGAGGTCGCATTTGCCACCGTCTCGGCGGTTCCAAACGCGACACCGAGAACGGCATCAAGGCCAGCGGTATTGACCTCCCCGGTGATCGTGCATGTCGAGCTGACGAGGAAATTGTGAACGAAACCCGTGGGGCTGCCGCCTTTGTTTTCGACGAGAAGTTTTTCGTCAGTCCAGCCTTGCCGGAAATCCGAAATGTTGATCGCCGTTTCGGCAGCGGCTACGCCTTTGAGGAAGTTGGAAGCGGAAACGTAAGTTGGAGTGGGCATGGCTTAGATGGGTTGAATGGTTGCGACGAGGGAATAGGTGACGATGCGGTCGTTTTCGTTCTCGACCGCGCGAGGGGCGCCAATCATTTCGACGGCCTGCCCTTGCGGCATGGTGAAAGATTTCGCTGAATAAGATGCGACTGTCTGTTTGGCGGCGTCAGTGTTGCCGATCATTTCGCGCATAAGTTCGCGCTGTTGGGAATCAAGATTGCGCGTCTCAATGTCGATGGAAATGAGGAACATATTGGTCCCGATTGGATCCTCGGCTCCGGTCTCGGCCTTGATGCCGATAGACGTTCCAGATCGCTCTTGAGGCTTGCTAGAGGTCGCGATAATGACACCGGGGAACGCATCTCGGAAAACCCGTGCGATGCTGTCCTCGACTCGCTCTGCGAGGTCTGGGGTGGTGTCAGTCATTTGTGAGGTTAATGGTCAGGATTCGTTCTCCCTCTGGCTCAATGCTGGTAATTCGGAATCTTTGGCCTCGGAAAAAAACGGGGGCGTCTTTGCTTGGGATCTTGCCTTTGTTGAGGATGGTTGCCTTTAGCGTTTCCTCCCGGTTATCAATTCCAAATTCGTTGGCTTCGTAGGATGTCTCTTCGCGTTCGATAAGTGCTTTCAGTTTGTTTCCTCCAATTTCAATGGGCTTTCCCTCAAATGCGATTAGATCGGAAACTGCCGATTGGTGATCGAGGTCTGCGTAGCTCATTTCAATAGGGCTTTGACTTTAGCGGTGAGGCTGGCGTCGAGACCTTCGGCGGTGAATGCGGTTAGGTTTTGGCGCTCGTCTTCAATAACTGTCTCTTGATCCTGCGTGCCGTTGAGCCTTTCGATGAGGTCAACGATGCGCTGAATGCGTTCAACCCTGTCCGCAGTCGCACCAGGGGAGGGAAGAGGCGGAACCTCCCCCGGTGCGTCGTCGGCTTTCGCGTTCAAATTTACTGCGGGCATTGGGCGAGATTGTTTAGCAGACAATCGAATAGGTGAAGCTGGTCGCGATGTTGGAACCGCCACCAGTTTCGACAGCCTGATTAACGGCGACGTATTCGCCGACATTCTGACCGAGTTCAAAATCGACGTATCCGGCTGGGAAGCCGGTGTCGCCGGTGATGACGTAGGTGGAAGCGGGATCGGTCTCAGCAGCCAGAGCGCCGGTCGCGCCACTCTTGAGAGTCAGCGTCAGAAGCTTGGTAGCAACGAGGACGGAGTTCGCAGGCCACGAAGCGCGGAGCTTCATGCCTTCACGATGCGGTCCAGCGGGACCAACGTAGATTTCGTCGCTGTCGTTATTGGCGGCAGCGGCGGGGAGGGCTTTAGTGACACTCAGAAGAGCGTCAACCTTGTTTCGGCGATTAACTTTTTGTGACATGGTCTTAGTTAGTTGGGGTTGTCAGTTGAGTTGAAATCAGACCGTCTCCGCGTTGGAAAGGTTGATGGTTTGATAGATCGGCACGCCTTGATATTCTTCGGGCATCGGGGCGGGAGCGCCGATGGGAGAATAGGTGGTGCGGCTAACTTGGAGCTGCTCAATCGAGCGAGGCGTTGCGAAGATCGCGTTCGGGTTCATACCGAGTTCGCGGGCTTGGCGGAACGCCTTCGCAAGCAGAGCGTCGGTGAGGCCCTTGCCGGAATCAGTTCCAACGCTCTTGATTCGGATCGCCTTGTTTTTGTCGGCCAAGCGAGGAGCAACTCGGCCAGAGATCCAGTTTTGAAGGACGCGCAGGCTGTTGCCGTTGGCATCTTCAGCGGTTTCTTCGGTCCAGTCTTCCCCGAAGAGAAGCGTATTGTCGTTTCCGTAGACGTGGTCGCAGAAACCCTGGCCAAGCTCCATCACCCAAACAGACGTCTTGGCGGTCGAACCGGTGGCATCGACAACGTGCGTTGCGGCGGTATTCGACTGCGCGAGGAACCCTGGGCTTGCCTTGGTATCGGCGGAGGCTTGAGTCGTTCCGGCATACCATTGTTGGAATGCGATGTGGCTCAAGACTGCCTTGGTTACTGCGCGAGCTTCGGCGGTCAAAACCCGCGCGGGATCTTTGGAGGCGTTGAGAACGCCTTGGATGTCAACGTTGATGAACTGCTCGATGATCGAGGTTTGGAAGATGCGGCTTTCAAAGGTTCCCTTCTTGGCGCTGGTTCCTTCGTTCGCATTCCGGTATCCAACCGAGGGATTGCCAGTTTGGATCGAGAGCGTAACGGTGTCGCCGCTGATGGTATCAACGGGGAACACGGCAAGCTCGGGATACATACTAACGACTTCCTCGACGATCGGCATACCGATGCCCTCATCGATGGCGAGCTTGTCAACGAGCGTCACGGCTCCCGTCATGGAGCGGTGGAACTGGGTTTGGCTTCCTCCGATGTAGTTGCGCGAAAATTCGCGAGACTCAGCGTAGGAGGGAATGACGATGTTCTGGCCGCGATGACCCAACGCACGCTTGGCGTTCTCGGCCCAGGTCGTTTGCAGGTATTGCCGCGACCCTTTTTTGATCGGTTCGCTAATCACTTCGACGCGACCGGCACTATAGGCGGGGTTTTCGGCTTTCATACTGTCGAGGAGTTGACGCTTGTAGTCGTCGATGCTAAGACCATCTTCGATGGCCTTGCGGATCTCAGCCTGGTTGCGGCGGAATCCGTTGCCGCACTCGGTGATTTCGGCGGCACGCTTGCGATCTTCAGCAATCGCGCGAGCGGCTTCTTCCTTCGCGAGTTGTGCGACTTGAAGCTTGTTCAGTTCCCGTTCCACCTCAACGGCGGCGCGGACTTCGTTCTGGGTTTCCGCCGGAGCGTTCGCAGCGGGAGCCGTTGCGTTGTCGGCGCGGTTTTGGTCGTCGTGTCGGTTTTCCATAGTGATGGAGGTTGAAAGTTCAGCGGCACGTTGGCCGAAGATGGATGCAGCATCCCGCACTCCGGCGTTGTCGTCGGCAGGGATTGAAACTAGGGAAATCTCGAACGGTTCCCAATCCGTCACGCGGTAGGTTTCTTTGCCGGTTGCTTTGTCGCGCTTTTCCATGACTAGAGCATGGACGCGGTAGCCGACGGAGATTTTCGAGCGGATCCCGTCCCGAACGTCTTGGAAGATTTCTTCGCCTTTGGCAGAACGGGAAAAGCGCACGGTGGCGGATCCGGCTTTGCCTTCGATGCGAGCAGATTCAATGACGCCTACCTGTTCGCGCGGATCGTGATCGAGGAGCAAAGGCGCGGCGTTGTTCAAGCGCTTGAGGCGAACGGACTTCGCGCCGTGGTCGAGAATTTCGACGCCCCATGAGCGTTCCACTTCGTCAGTTTCGGTCGAAAAGACAACATCGACCGTGCGCTCGTCTTCGTTGAGCGATGCGCGGGACAGATCAAATGATCTGACTTGTGGGGCGAATTGTTTGGAAGTGCCTATCGACATTGCGAGAGGCACGACAAAATGAAAAAGAAATGCAAGAGGATTTTTTCGGGAATCTTACATAGCTAAAACTTCAACACATAAGGGAGCCGGATATGCCTGAACAAAAAGAAACCCTGGTCCATGTCTGCCGCAAGCGGTCGAGGAAGGGAGTCCAGGGTCAACGGGGACAATGTGCGCCGTTGTTGCTGCGCGTCAAGCAAGGGGCAAGCTGAATCGCGTTCGGTCTCAATAGCGCGGTCGGTCTGGTGTCCGTTTACAAGGGGTTTTTACCTAGCGAGGGTAAAAAATCCGACACTGATACGAGAAAACGCCCCAGAGGGACCCACAAAATCAACGAGTTACGCTGGGTGTCGCCACAGCCCACGCCACCTGAGCGGCACGATTCGACGGCCCGTTTCCCGCGTCAGTCTCAATAAGAACGGGAGCAAACGCGCATCACGGCGTCTACCAGATCGACCGGATTCATCATTCCCCAGGCATAATGCTGCCTTCCTGTCTCCAGCTCAACGCGGCGAACTAGAGACATTGCCTCGGCCTCGGCATCGCGCACATCGCCTTCGATCTCGACGCGCACCGGATCTTCAATCGCTGGCGACTCGATGACTTCCTGCTTGGCCTTCGCTGGCCTTCCTCTTCGTTTGGGTTGGTTCATAAGTTCGTTGGTTAAGATGCCATTACCAGCATGAGAAACGCTATCGCAGCGATCACCATAAGCATGATGCACCCAGAGCATCCGCAGAACCCGGCAGCGTGCCGTGGCGCGTTGGGCGAATGATTTAGGGCATAGCTAGCGCCTCGGCTTTTAAATTGTCCCTTCCCGGTCGCACGACGCCCACGCCCGTTGTGACGAGTAGGAATTCGCTTAGACGAGGAGCCGTCAACCTCGTTAGCTATCGTGCGTGACGGCAGATGGCTAGTCCTGCGCCTTTGCCCTTTGGGGTCGTTAATCATGGACATTGCCACTCCTCTTGTCAAACGCCACCCAATAACCTTTGCGGCCCTCAAGAACGATTTGAATCTTGTATGGCGACTTTTCCACGGTCAAAGCAAACTGAAGCTGTCGCAGAAACTGATGCACTTGGCTCGCTGTTGCCATGCCTAGGACGCCTGCCAGATCCTCTGCCGTCATCCTCCCGCGACCGATTGCATGGCGCAGATAAATGATCCTCCGAGGATTGCGAACGTAACACCGATACCCATGGCAATGAATTTCCCCGCCATTGATCGGCAGCAATACGGGACCCTGCCACCCGTCGAGGATAGCTTCCTCTACGTCGTGGTGGTAGGTTCGTTCGCTCATGGCGTGGCTCAGGCATCAGAACCGAAAAACATCCCCGTCATCGCCAATCGCGCGATCACCGAGGACTTGCTTTGCTGGCGCTGGCGTTGGGCCTTTTATTCCGACTTCCTTCCAATTCCCAATAATCGGACCTTTTTCTCCTGCCATGCAGCGTTCTTTGCCGATGTCTTGCGTGACGAATCCATCGTTCCCGAACTGGTCTTGGCCGTCCTTGTTGTCGAAGAAAACGAGGCTGAGATATTTGCCGTTTTTGCCTTCGTAGAGAGCCGTCTTGTCGATCTTTGTAACGTTAATGCTTGCTGTTCTCATTGTATTGCTTTGTTTGCGTCAAATGCGGTAAATCGAAGTTTCGCGGAATCAAAGTCGAGCTTAATCATGCCAAGCCATCCAGTCTCTCTCTGCTTTTCAACAATGATTTCCGAATCGTGCATTGAGCGTTCTTCCTCGCTCGTCAGTTTTCCGGCCTTGCGCTTCTTCTCTTTCTCAGGGTTGCGGAGGATGAGCAGCACATTGTCGGCATTGTTTGCCATCAGGCTTGAGCCTTTAATCGAGTGCATACTCGGTCTTGCCGCATCTTGCCCCGGTTTTGCCAAATGTGTAACAAGATGTATGTGGACGCCAGTGTCCTTTGCAAAATCTTGGAGCCGATTGCAAAACTCTCCTTGGGCGGGGTAATCCTCCTCAAGACCCTGCACCCGCATAAGCGAGTCGATGATAAAATGCGTGGTCCCATAGCGCCGGAAGGAAAACCACATCATTTCCATCAAAGACTCTTGAGTGATGGATCCCACAACATCGGCAAACACAATCGAATCGCCAACGTTTTTGGCAAACTCGCGAGCCGCCGCCTCGTTGATGTTTTTTTTCCCATAGAAAACTGACAACATTTTCCGCAGTTGCGTCTCCACTCTGATTTCAAACGACCCGATAAACACGGGCGTCCTTGATCCTAAAAGCTGGGCAACCATGTAGTTGATTATGGTTGATTTCCCAGCGTGAGAAAACCCGCCCCAAATTGTCAATTCACCTGGCCGGAAATAAAAGCCATCGCCGTTGCTCCAATCAATTTTCAAAAATGGCAGCGAGAATGGCTCGGGCTTTGGCTTGACATCCTCAACGAGGCGATCCTCCATCTCTGCGGTCGTCACTAAACGTTCAATGCGTGGGCGCTTCGCATTGGCCACCCAGTCGCAAGCATCCTCGGCGGTAAATCCAGCCAACAGACAATCGTTCGCATCCTTTTTCGGCATCGCGACGATCAAGCACCGATGCTTCCCAAGGCGGGTCACTGCCATGTCCGTTATTTTCCTTCCGGCTTCGTCTTGGTCGAAGGCCAAATATATCGAATCGAACGCTTGCAGATTCTCCCATTCAAACTCGACCCACGTTGCTCCTGTCCCATTGGGAACTGACAAGGCAGGAATTCCCCATTGATGCCATGTCGCAGCGTCGATCTGCCCTTCGCAGAGCAAGATTGACCTGGCTTTGTAGCTCGACTCAGGCAAGGCCTGCCAACCAAAAAGGCTTGGAGCGCACCCAGTGTCCTGCCAAACGCGCTTTTTGTCATCGAGCGTTCTGTAGGAACGATTGACGATCTCGCCGCTGGGACTGTAGCAAGGGAAGACAATGGCCTTGCGTTCCGACTCCGTTTCAATTTTGAGCAGATCGACAATTTCGGGTTTCAACCCTCGATTTTCGGTCAAAAAGGCAAACGCTCGGCCATTTCTAGCCGGGGATTCGGATCTGATCGCTGGGGCTTTGCCGTAAACCTTCTTCTCGTGTCGCCTAAGAGGCTCGGAGATGCCTAGAAATGTCCTGACAGCGGAAATGGCCTCACCCCCCGAAATTCCGCGCGAGAGACGCCAAAGATCGATAAGGTCTCCATGCTCCTCCGTCGCCCAATCCCGCCATTGCCCCGCGTGGGATCCGGTCATCGTCAATTTCAGCGAATTCCCAGGAGTTCCAGATAGGTCGCCGCAGAGCCATTCGTTGCCGTGGCGCCTGCCGCCGGGAAGGAGCATTGGCGCGAGTTCCTCGATCCTGCTCGCGAGTTGGCAGGACAGATCATTGATGGTTAGAAGCATGGTTCGTCCTCCGTTTGGCGTTTTGGGTTTTCGGTCCAGTAATCGGGATGGTCGCCCATCGCCAATCTGTGTTCCTCTTCTCTTAGCCGGATTACTTTGGCCATGAGGTCGTCGTCGTCGTCAATCGGTTTTGCCTCCGATTTGGGCCTTGGCCATTCCGGTTCGTAGTCCGATGGGCTTTTCTGGCTCGGCATATACGCCGATGCCTTCCAAGCGAGGACCGTAGATTTCCAACAAACGATTTTCTTTCCCCCGTTGCTCCATCCGTTGCCCTCCCACTTGTTCCAGGTTGCCTCCGCATCGCGAGGGTAAAGTCCGACTTCTCGAAAGTAGGCATCAAAAGCCTCTCGAGATTGTGGGCGGGCTTTGCTCGCTTTCCCTTCTATTCCCTTCTTTTCTTTCCCTTCTTTCTTAGTCACTTGGGTGTCACCTGCCTGACAGTCGGCTGACACTTGCCTGACAGTCGGCTGACAGTCAAGCCATTTCACCTTGTGCGTGAAGAAGTTAAGAGCTTTTTCAAACCACGCTTTATCCGCACGGGTCTTAATTGAAAGCGATTCGGCTGTCAGGGGAGTGCCATCGTTCCGCACCAGGCTGCCACGCACCTGACACTTAGATGCCACCTGCAAAATTAGCACCCAAGCGGCAAACAATTCAGCGGCGTCGTCCTGCTCCATGATGAGAGAATAACCCTCTCCATCATGTCGATTTGGAACGCAAACCCAACGAAGATTTTCGACAGATCGAGAACGGTTATTCTCGAAATGGATGTTCCAATCGATAATTTTGTAAATTGGGTCACTCATTTCTTTCCCTCCTTTCTTGAATTACACGAACGGCAAAGGGCTTGCAATCATC